AAAATATGGAATAAGTTGTCTGTAGCTGAAAAAGAAATAGGTGGAATACCTAATTCAAGTGAAGACATAAAACAAGCACATGCTTCAGCAATTGAAATGTATATTCAAAGCCACGTTGGTATGAAGCAAGATGGATCGTTTGGAGACTGTTATTTTAACGAGTTGTTAAATGACTGGTCAAGATTTGATATAAACAAAAGAACAAAGCATGATGCGTCTATTAGTTCTGGTTTAGCTATTATGGCTAACAATAGACATTTGTACGCTCCAAATGCAAAAATAGAAAAACCAAAACTAAACATAAGTATTGCTAGGTATGAAAACGAAGGTGGTACATCTAAATTAATCAAAGAATAAATATGGCAGAGTCTGTTATAAAAAGTTATTTTCCTAGCCAAGTCGTAAGTGATTTGGAAAAAATGAGCTATGAGTATGGTATGAAGGTTGCAAAAGCTATTGAAACTGAGTGGTTCTATATGGACAATGGCAGCAGTAGGTATCGTACTAATCATAATAATTTTCACAACCTTAGACTATACGCTAGAGGTGAGCAATCAATACAAAAATATAAAGATGAGTTATCTATAAATGGTGATTTGTCTTATCTTAATTTAGACTGGACGCCAGTGCCAATTATACCTAAGTTTGTAGATATAGTTGTTAACGGTATTTCAGAAAGAACTTACGACATAAAAGCTTACTCTCAAGATCCTTATGGTGTAACAAAACGTACTGAGTATATGGAATCTGTACTTAGAGACATGCAGACTAGAGAGTTTAACGACATGGCTAAAACAGAGTTTAACATTGATCTTTATGAAAATAATAAAGAAGACTTGCCTGATACTCAAGAAGAACTAGAACTTCACATGCAACTTAGTTACAAACAAAACGTAGAGTTAGCTGAAGAACAAGCATTAAACGTTTTAATGGAAGGTAGCAAGTATGAATTAATTAAAAAACAATACTATTACGATTTAGCTGTTTTAGGTATTGGTGCTGTTAAAACTTCTTTTAACACCTCTGAAGGTGTTGTTATCGACTATGTTGATCCAGCTAATTTAGTTTACTCTCACACTGACTCACCTTACTTTGAAGATATATACTATGTAGGTGAAGTTAAAAACATACCTATAAACGAGCTTGTAAAACAATTTCCATTTTTATCACAAGAAGATTTAGAGGAAATTATAAAAAACAAAAAGTACAACCAGTCAAATTATAATAATAATTTTACAAACGTTAAGGAGTCAGACAACAACACTGTTCAAATATTATATTTTAATTATAAGACTTATATGAATGAGACTTATAAGTTGAAAGAAACTGGTACTGGTGCTGACAAAGTATTACCTAAAGACGACACGTTTGATCCACCAGAAAATATGGAAGGTGGATTTGGTAAGCTACAAAAATCAATGGAGTGTATATATGAAGGCGCTATAATATTAGGTACTGACAAACTACTTAAATGGGAAATGTCTAAAAACATGATGCGTCCTAAAAGTGATTATACTAAATGTAAGATGAGTTACTCTTTAGTTGCACCAAGAATGTATCAAGGTAAAATTGAATCACTTGTAAGGCGTATAACTGGCTTTGCTGACATGATACAGCTTACACACTTAAAACTTCAACAGGTGTTATCTAGAATGGTTCCAGACGGAGTTTATTTAGATGCTGACGGACTTGCTGAAATAGATTTAGGTAATGGAACAAACTACAGTCCTCAAGAAGCATTAAACATGTTTTTCCAAACAGGATCTGTTATAGGTAGATCGTTTACATCTGAAGGTGACATGAATCCAGGTAAAGTACCTATTCAAGAAATATCAAGTGGTAGTGGTGGTGCTAAAATGCAAAGCTTAATTGGCACGTACAACTACTACATGCAAATGATAAGAGATACTACTGGGTTAAATGAAGCAAGAGATGCTGCAACACCTGATAAAAATGCTTTAGTAGGTGTTCAAAAACTTGCTGCAGCTAATTCAAACACTGCAACTAGACATATACTACAAGCAGGTTTGTTTTTAACATCAGAAGTTGCTGAGCAGTTATCGCTTAGAATATCAGACATATTAGAGTATTCGCCAACTAAAGATGCTTTTATACAAGCTATAGGTAATCACAATGTAGCTACACTAGAAGAAATGAAAAACTTACATCTATATGACTTTGGTATATTTATAGAGCTAATGCCTGACGAAGAAGAAAAACAAATTTTAGAAAACAATATACAAATGGCTTTACAGCAGCAGATGATAGAACTTTCTGATGCTATTGATCTTAGAGAGATTAAAAATATTAAACTAGCAAATCAACTATTAAAAATACGTAGACAAAAAAAGCTAGAAAAAGATCAAGCCATGCAGCAACAGAACATTCAAGCTCAGTCACAAGCAAACCAACAGTCAGCTGCTGCTGCTGCTCAGTCTGAAATGCAAAAAGACCAAGCTAAAGCTCAAATAGAAACTACGTTAATGCAAACTAAAGCGCAAATGGAAGCTCAAAAAATGCAACAAGAAGTTGCTTATAAAAAAGAGTTAATGCAAATGGAGTTTGAAATGAACATGCAGTTGAAGAAAATGGAAATGGAAGTTGTGCAAAACAAAGACAAGCAAAAAGAAGATCGTAAAGATCAAAGAACAAAAATACAAGCCTCTCAACAAAGCGAGATGATTGAGCAAAGAAAAAGTGAAAAAGGACCTAAAAACTTTGAGTCTGCAGGTAATGATACCTTAGGAGGAGATTTTAATTTAGGTGGATTTGATCCTAGATAACTATTATTAACTATTATTATATTATATTATGGAAGAGCAAAACGAAGTAGTTGAAGAAACTACACAAGAAACTAAAGAAACAGTATTTGACAGCGCAGGAGATGATACGGTTGCTAAAGTAGATTTTAATAAACCACCAACACCAAAAAAAGAAAATGAAACTAAAGAAGATAACCTTGACGACAAGGGAGTGGATCCAGTCGATGATAATGCCGACACCACAGAAAAACAAGAAGAAGTACAACCGGAAGAACAAGCACAAGAAGAAGCTCCAGCACTAGAAGAAATAACTGATGAAGAGGTTAAAGATGAAGCTGAAGAGTTAGCTGAAGAAATTATTGATGCTAGTATAGAAAAACAAACAGAAGGAAAACCTTTACCTGAAAACTTACAAAAAGTTGTAGATTTTATGGAAGAAACTGGTGGTACCTTAGAAGATTATGTTAAACTTAATCAAGACTTTTCTAATTACGACGACAAAGCTTTACTAAGGGAGTACTATAAAAATACTAAGTCACATTTAAACAGTGATGAAATTGATTTCATAATCGAAGAAGAATTTTCATATGATGAAGAGATAGATGATGAAAGAGATATAAAAAGAAAAAAAATAGCGATAAAAGAGCAAGTTGCCAACGCTAAAAGCCACTTAGACGGGCAAAAGTCTAAATACTATGACGAAATTAAAGCTGGGTCAAGGTTAACGCCTGAAGCTAAAAAAGCTATGGATTTCTTTAATAGATATAACAAAGAGTCGGAACAGAATAATAAGATAGCAGAAAAACAAACAAATACTTTTACAGATAAAACTAAAGAAGTTTTTAACGACAAGTTCAAAGGTTTTGAATATAATGTTGGAGAGAAAAAGTATAGGTTTAATGTTAAAAATGCTAATGAAGTGAAAGATGCTCAAAGTGACATCAATAATTTTGTCAAAAAGTTTTTGAACAAAAATAATGAAATGTCGGATGCAAAAGGTTATCACAAATCTTTATTTACAGCTATGAACGCTGATGCTATTGCTAATCATTTTTACGAACAAGGTAAAGCTGACGCTGTTAAAACCAGTGTTGCTAAATCTAAAAATGTTGATATGAACCCACGACAACAACACGGTGTTATTGAAGCTGGGGGAATTAAAGTAAAAGTGCTAGGCGATAATTCATCTGATTTTAAGTTTAAAATTAAAAATAAATAAATAATAAATTTAAAAAAACAAAATTATGAGTATTACAGGAGGAGCTAATTTGAATAGTGTACCTACGCCACAACAGGTTGCACTAGCTACAAATTACTTAGATTTTACGGGCACTACAGATACAACGTGGGCTCAACAATATTTACCAGATCTTATGGAAAAAGAAGCTGAAGTGTTCGGTAACAGAACAGTTTCAGGATTTCTTTCACAAGTAGGAGCTGAAGAAGCGATGTCTTCTGACCAAGTTGTTTGGTCTGAGCAAGGTCGTTTACATATCGCATTAAAAGGTACGGCTATCGTAGCTGGTTCTACAAATGGTACTTTCACAGTTGTTAGTGACATTGATGGAAACACAGGAAATGGTTTTAATGTTGCAACTCACGGTGTTAGAACTAGTGATATAGTTCTTTTATCAAGTAGCAATACTACTATTAGAGCTTTAGTTGTAGATGCTGACTCAAGTGTTATTCAGGTTGAGCCTTATGGTGCTGCTACTTTAGCTGGTTTATCAACGGTAGCTTCAGCAACAACTTTATTAGTTATTGGATCTGAATATGCAAAAGGTCAATCTTACAGAACTGAAGATGGTGCTCAAGGTGCTGATTCACGTACTGCTAACGAGCCAGTTTTTAAATCTTTTTCTAACAAGCCAATTATTATGAAAGATTACTACGAAGTATCAGGTTCTGATACATCTAGAATTGGTTGGGTAGAAGTTTCAGGTGAAATGGGTCAATCAGGTTACTTATGGTACTTAAAAGCTGAAGCTGATACAAGAGCTAGGTTTACTGATTACTTAGAGATGGCAATGATTGAATCTGTTAAAGGTTCTAATTCTACTGTAGTTGATACTACTTTAGGTGCTGCTGCTGATTCAGGTGTTGGTACTGAAGGTTTATTTGCTGCTATTGAAGATAGAGGTAATGTTACTTCTGGTGTTAACGGAGTTAATGCTGCTACTGATTTAGCTGAATTTGACGCTATATTAGCTGAGTTTGATTCTCAAGGTGCAATTGAAGAAAACATGATGTTTGTAAATAGAGCAACTGCTCTTGCTATGGATGATATGTTAGCTGCAATGAATTCTTATGGAGCTGGTGGTACTTCTTACGGAGTATTTAACAACTCTGAAGATATGGCATTAAACTTAGGTTTCTCTGGTTTCAGAAGAGGTTCTTATGACTTTTACAAGTCTGACTGGAAATATCTAAATGACAAAGGTGCTAGAGGTGGTATTAATGCTACTGCTGGATCTGATGCCGTTAGAGGTGTTATAATCCCAGCTGGTGTATCTTCTGTATATGATCAACAATTAGGAAAGAACATGAAACGTCCTTTCTTACATACTAGATACAGAGCTTCACAAACTGACAACAGAAGAATGAAAACTTGGGTTACTGGTTCTGTTGGAGCTGCTACATCTGCTTTAGATGCAATGCAACTACACTTTTTATCAGAAAGATGTTTAATTACACAAGGTGCTAACAATTTCATGTTAATGAAATAAGCACGACTATTGAAAGAACCGGGGCTTCGGCCTCGGTCCTTTTTTTTTATTAATTTTTATTATATTATATTATGGCTAAAAAACAAACAAAAGTCTCAAACCAGGCAGATCCTGGAGATGAGCATGTAGAAACAGTAGCACCGGTTATGGAAACACCAAAACCAAAAGTAAAAGTTGAACCTAAAAAACCTTCTTGGGAAATAAAAGATAGAGTTTATTATTTAAAAGGCAACAGAAAACCTTTATCAAGAATGGTCAGATCAGCTGGAGTTTATTGGTTTGATGAAGAAAAAGGATTTGAAAGAGAATTAAAGTATTGTGAAAATCAAAGAACATCATTTGTTGACGAAATGAAAGGTGATCAAAGACTTTCTCACATTATATTTAGAAATGGAACTTTATTTGTAGAAAAATCTAAAACAGTTTTACAAAAACTACTTTCTTTATACCACCCTGATTGTAATTCTTTATATTTTGAGCACCAACCAGAAGAAGTAGCTATTGATCAAGTTGCTAATTTAGAATTTGAAATAGAAGCTCTTAACGCAGCTATGAATTTAGATATTGATATGGCTGAAGCAGTTATGAGAGTAGAGATTGGTTCTCAAGTGTCAGACATGAGTTCTAAGGAGCTTAAGAGAGATTTGTTGTTATATGCTAAAAGAAATCCAGCATTGTTCTTAGAGTTAGTTAACGATGAAAATGTAGTTCTTAGAAACGTTGGTATTAGAGCAACTGAAATGGGATTGTTAGTATTATCGCAAGATCAAAGAACGTTTAGTTGGGGATCAAATAGTAGAAAGCTAATGAATGTTCCTTTTGATGAGCATCCATATTCAGCTTTAGCCGCTTGGTTTAAAACTGACGAAGGTATGGAGATATACTCAAACATTGAAAAACAAATGAAGTAAAAACCTATAGGAGCAGTCGCTCTTCGGGGCGATTGCAACTATTAAAACAATATCAATGGAATCAAAAGGATTAGGAGACACAGTAGAAAAATTTACAACAGCTACCGGCATAAAAACATTAACACAGTTTATGGCTAAATCAGGTATGCTTGGAAAAAAAGGTTGTAATTGTAACAAAAGAAAAGAAGCGCTAAACAAAGCGTTTCCTTATAAAAAATAAAAAATATGGTAAACGTAGATACAGTATATCAAAGAGTTTTAGCTTTAGCTAACAAAGAACAAAGAGGTTATATAACACCTCAAGAGTTTAACTTGTTTGCTAACCAAGCACAAATGGAGACTTTTGAGCAGTATTTTTACGATGTTAACCAGTTTGGAAGAGGTCCTGGTAACGATACAGAGTACTCTGATATGTTAGATATTTTAGACGAAAAAGTTAGTTTGTTTAAAAAACAAAGAACATTAACAACAATAAGCTCTGCAGCTCAACTGTACAACATACCTGACGCTTGTTATAGGTTAGGTACATTAAGTTATAGAGGTAGAGAGGTTGAAGAGGTTGATGCTAAAGAGTTAATGTATATTACGTCATCACCTTTAGCAAAGCCAACAGCCATGAGACCTGTATACACTAGATATGAAAACCAGTCAGGTGGAGATATGCTAGAAGTTTTTCCTAAAAATTTAATAGGTGGCACTATAGTTGCTACTTATGTTAAAAATCCACTAAAAGTTTACTGGGGCTATAATGTTATTGGTAGTAATGCTTTGTATGACGCAACTACTTCTGTTAATTTTGAACTACATAGGTCAGAAGAATCTACTTTAGTTGTTAAAATATTAGCTTTAGCAGGTATAACTTTAAACAAACCAGGCTTAGTTCAAATGGGACAGCAGATGGATCAAATAAAAGAACAAAAAGAAAAACAATAATAAATGGGATTACTAAACGCATCGCAAAGATACTATTACGAAGGAGCTGACGGAGTACAAAACAGTGGAGATGAGAACTATGGTGGTTATCAATTTACTTCTTTAGCAGATATAATTAATCAATTCATCATAGCTTATATTGGTGAGGGTAAAATAATTAGTAAAGCAAGAAGAACAGATGTAACTTTTCATGCAATGAGAGCGCTTCAAGAGTTTAGTTTTGACACTTTTAAATCAACAAAAGCTTTTGAGTACACAGTTCCACCATCTTTAAAAATGCCTTTACCTCAAGACTATGTTAACTATGTTAAGTTAGCATGGATAGACAACGCAGGCGTTAGGCATGTTATATATCCAGCTAGTAAATCAAGTAATCCTAGTGCGTATCAGCAAAATGCAGACGGGTCATTTAAATTAGAAACAAATAGTTATATTAGAAAAACAGCAGGTGCAGCTGTTAACCCTGTTACAGGTCTACCTATTATAACGGCTAGCTCTGAATATACTGAGTATGGTATTACTAAAACAGGTAAAACAACTAATAAAAATGGTACAGGTGATGTAAAGTCAAACAAACTATTACCAAAATTTAAAAAAGAAACTAGAGTTACTGTTACTGGGGCTTCTCGCGTGCTGTCAAACGGTAACAACTCCACGCATCAACTTGCTTACGGACCTGGTAGTGAGATGCAAATGAACTTTTTTGCTTCACAAGATATAGTTGTTGGTATGACCGTGTTTGGACCTGGCATACCTGACAACACTACAGTTGCTTCTGTTCGTGCTTCGTTTAGTCCAACTAACTACCCTGGTATGGGTATAACTTTTACAAATCCAGCTTACGAGCAGTGGTTACTAGATGGTTCTACCGGTACTAATCCTGGAAGACCTACTGATACACAAATAGCTGGGGAAGAAGTTATATTTGTAGATCTTAACAAGCAATCAGATTCTGCGTCAAGATACTCTTCGTATAACTCAACATCAAACAGCGTTGATTATGTTGACGATTATGAAACTGATTTGTATTGGCCAAACGAAGGTAAAAGATATGGCTTAGACCCTTCTATGTCGCAAGTCAACGGAACTTACTATATAGATCACGCAAGCGGATGTATTTATTTTAGTTCTAACATAGCGGGTAGAATTATAGTTTTAGATTATATAAGTGACAGTCTTGGTACTGACGAAGAAATGATTGTTCACAAGTTTGCTGAAGAAGCAATGTACAAGTGTATAGCACATGCAATACTAGCTACTAGAGCTAACACGCCAGAATATTTAGTTAACAGATTTAAAAAAGAAAAGTTTGCAGCAAAACGAGTTGCTAAACTAAGATTATCAAATTTAAAAATAGAGGAATTAAGTCAAATACTTAGAGGCAAGTCTAAGCAAATAAAACACTAGCATATGCCGGAGATTAAAAATACTTTCACTCAAGGTAAAATGAACAAAGACCTTGACGAAAGATTAGTACCTAATGGTCAATATAGAGATGCAATGAATGTACAGCTGTCAACTTCAGATAGCTCTGACATTGGTACTATAGAAAACATATTAGGTAACAAACCTTTAATGGCTGGCACAGAGCTTGGTGATTCTTCTTACTGTGTGGGTACTGTTGCTGATGAAAAAGATAACGCTTTGTATTGGTTAATATCTGGACCGGTTTACGCTGGTTTAAATGATACTATAAGTAGAGATATGATACTTCAATATAAAGACGACAAAATAACACCTGTTTTAGTTGATATTTATAGAATAAGAACTAACTACGGTGCTCATGACAACGGTGCAAACACTCTTTTAGTACCACCAAAGTATGATGGTTTAGGTGGTTTTACTCCTTACCAAATTGAAGTAGGACAAGTAGCCCAATTTGATAATGCGCTTGCTCAAATTTCTTATTTTGGCAACAATCCAGTAGTAGCAGTATCAACTCCAGATGCCAACGGTAATGTTACTGTTACTCTTGCAAATTCTTTCACTATACCAGTCCTTTCGGGAGGTAATTCACAATCTTCATCGTTTATATTTTCTAATCCAGACGGAAAAAGAACTTTAAATTTTATGCCAGGTAGATTAATTACTGGTATAAATATTATTAATGATTTTTTATTTTGGACAGACAACCATTCAGAACCTAAAAAAATTAATATAAAAAATTGTATCGCAGGTAGTCAAAGTTTAGACACAGCAACAAGACTACATGTTCCAGGTAGAGAGATAACTATTAGTGACAATATAATAATACAAGAAAAACACATTACTGTAGCAAAAAAAGCTCCTCAAACTCCTTTGCTTTTAAAACCTAAATTTGATATTCCAACTAAAGCTGAGGCAACAATTGGTGGTGCAAACCAATTTATAAACGAATTTATTGACTACAATGGCAGCACTCAACAGTACAATTTAAAAGAAGTTGGTCAGCCAGCGTTAATTACTTTTTCTAATTTTCAAAACGGCGTTGATTTTCAAATTGGTGATGAAATACGATTTTTAAATGGACCTGGACAATTGCCAGATGATTTTGAAGTTAGAGCAAGTGTAGACGAGCTTGTGGCTGGTAATCCTAACTTTCCTTATCCTGCAAATACATACAGGGTGATAATACTTAGCATAAGCAGCGATGTATCTTTAGACTTAAACCAAACGTTTGTTTACAATGTTTATAGAATGCCAACAGAAAGCCCTTTATTTGAAAGAAAATTTCCTAGGTTTAGTTATAGGTATAAATACGAAGACGGAGAGTACTCTACTTACGCTCCTTTCACAGACGTTGTGTTTAATGCTAGCAGCTTTGAATATGATTCAAAATTAGCGTACAATCGTGGTATGGAAAACTATATGGAATCTTTAGAAATAAGAGACTTTATAAAAACAGATATTATAACTAACAAACCTATTATACCTGAAGACGTTGTTCAAGTTGATATACTATACAAAGAGTCAGACTCGCCAATAGTATACGTTGTTGATCAAATAAAATATTTAGATGGAGAAGGCGAACTTACTGTTACAGATCCAGTTACTGGTATTACTGAAAACAATTTAAACAATTGGAAAGCTAATCTGTATAAAGTAAACAGTGATGTAATATATTCTGTTGTTCCTTCTAATCAACTTTTAAGACCATGGGATAATGTACCAAGAACTGCTTTAGGTCAAGAAATAACTGGTAATAGGTTGGTGTTTGCTAATTATTTACAAAATTTTAATTTACCTATAAAACCTAGAGTATATGCTAACTACGTTAGTAGGTATGATAGATCTTTTAGCGGTGGTGAGCTTATAGAGTACGATATAGAATTTGGTGGAAACTCTACAAACGATCCACAATTTATAAAAATTGAAGAACAAAGAAGTGACTATAAAGGTTTAAGAACTTTAAAATCAATAAGAGATTATCAATTAGGTATAACTTATTTAGATGAATATGGTAGAGAAACTCCTGTTTTTAGCTCTTCAGACTCTAATTTCTTTGTTAAAAAAAAGCATGCTGAAAGTAAAAACAAAATTCAAGTTAGAGCTCAAACACTAGCGCCAGAATTTGCTAAAGGTTTTAAGTTTTATGTAAAAGAAACTGCTAACAAATACTACAACTTAGCGATGGATAGAGTTTATAGAGCCGATGATGGTAATTTATGGCTATCTTTTCCTTCAGCTGAAAGAAACAAAGTTGATGAAGACACGTTTTTGCATTTAAAAAAAGAAGTTGACAGCAACACTATTGTAACGGAAGATGCTAAATACAAAATTGTTTCAATATCAAACCAAGCGCCTTTGTTTATTAAAACAGAAACAAAAGTAGTTGGTGAATCATCACCTTCAGACACAGACACTTTACTCTCTACCTCTGCACCTGTTATTAGCAATAGATATTTTGAAATTGATGAAGACACCTGGACTGCTGGAAACAACGGTAAATTAACAGAAATAGTTAACAAAATGACTTTAGACTTTAAAGCCAATAGCTTTTTTTCTAAAAGATATGATGTTGTAAATTTTAGCTACAACGCTACTGGTGGTGTAGCTGGTGGAGGTATTTATAGAATAACTTTAGACAGGCCAATTGACACTGAAGATCAGTGGATATATCCAAATTTTCCTACAGTTTTATCTAATAACCTACCAGACTTTGACACAACGTTAAGTTTAAGAGTTTATCAAGATGTTATAGAAGACAAACCTGAACATGAAGGTAAGTTTTTTGTAAAAATAAATGGTGATTCAGTAACAGAAGACCGTTTAATAGCAACAACTTCCTCTGTTTCAGAGTACGAAGTAAAAGCAAGAATGAATGCTTATATGCTAGTTGATAAAGATTCTAGTTATTCTAACGGAACAACAACTACCACTGGCTATCAAAGAACTGACACTGAGGAAGACTGGGAAAACGCTTTAGACGTTAATAGTCCTCAAGATGGTCTTGTTGATAGTGAATGGTTTGTTGACGCTACTTATTACCCAGCAATACACCAAACTTCAAGTGGTGATAAAAATAGTGGTTACCACGTAGGTGATAGTAATCAAAACGGTGGGCACGGAAGAGGTGTTATGCAAGAACCTAACAATGGTAGATGGTACATAGAGCTTGCTTTTTCTAAGTTAAAGCCAGACATGTCTGACGATCAATCTTTTATTGGTTCTAGGGTTCTAAATAACGCTGAGCCAGGTTCAATAAACTACACTGACATTAACAGCAACTACATATGGGATGTAGGAAAAAACACAAATCCAAGCCACAACAGCGAGTCAGCTATTGTTTCTAGCTTAGTTAAAGACAGTAAGTTTAGATTTACAGGTGACACAGCCGCGGATAGTGTTTACAATACGGACAGTCAAATATATACTATAACCGACGTACAAGTTATTAGAAGGTACAACCACACTAGGTGGGGTATTTACGAAGAAAGCAATGGAGATATAGTAACTGGAAGTGAAAACCCAATTTTACACGGTATTACTAGTAGTAATTTAGGTAATCCACTTGGTGGAAATAATCACCCTGGCCTGGCGGGTCCTTACTATTATCATAAAGTTTGGTATCACGCTCAGGGTACTAATGACGAGTATTATTTAAACAAAAATTGGGATAATAACTCTTACATTGACTACAAGAATTTTTGGGAAAGATTTACAAAATCAAATAATAGAAGAATTGTATATAGAATATATATAGACAAAGACCCTACAACAGTTTCTTCTTTTACTGTTAATGGTAATACATTTTCAAATCCTTTTGGTTGGAACGAAGCTGGTACTACTGGTAGTGATAATGACGCTGCAAATATAGCTTCGGCAACAGTTGCTCAAGGAATAGAATTTTTACAAGAAAGAACTACAGAGCACACACCTCTTGTTAGTGATAATCCTGCGATGTGGGAAACAGAACCTAAAGACAGTATTGACTTAAATATATACCATGCTGCTAGTCAAGTTTATCCAATAAATTTAGACGCAACAAATAACTATTTATACGTACCAAAAGGTGCTATAGTTACTTTGCCAGGTAATAGTTATGCTTTGTTTAAAGATTATGCAAATACTGACGTAGATACTGTTGTTGAAGGCTGGTTTGATCACGACGGTGTTAATCAAGGTAATTTAATATCACTTTCGCATGAAATTGATACAACTCAAATGGCTGGTAATCAAGTTTTAAAATTTACTAGACATGACAACAGCTATACAACACTTACGCTAAACGATTTAAACAAAGTAGGTACTTATCCAAACAGTAGATATGTTTACAAAGTAAACACAAATGTTACTAAAAACGAGGTTGGTTTATCTTGGTTTAACGCTTTTTCTTTTAGTAATGGTGTTGAATCTAATACTATTAGAGATTTGTTTAATGAAAAAAGTATTGACAAAGGACCTGTAGTTTCAACAACACTTGATACTGTTTATGAAGAAGAAAGAAGATCTAGTGGTTTAATATACTCTGGCATATACAACAGCAA